CTTGCCTATAACATAAAATATGTATTACATCACATTCAATTAACTGAAAACTAAATACTTAAACTATGGAAATTAGAAACAACCTCATTGAGTTTTCTAATGAGATAACGCGCAAGGGCTACCGCGAGCAGACGGTTAAAAATTACGTTTCGTGTGTGGATAGGTTTCTCAATCATTTCAAAGACAGGCCGCAAACAAAGGCAGTAAACGAAAGCGACCTCAAAACCTACCTTGCACAGTTTAAGGAACACAACACCCAACGTGCCCATCATGGCGCAATCAAATGCTTTTACAAGTATGTGGTAAGGCAGCCCGAAAAGTTTAAGTACATTGAGTACTGCAAGAGAAGCAAAAAATTGCCAATCGTGTTTTCGGTCGAAGAAATACAAAGGCTGTTTAATGCCTGTGGCAACCTTAAACACAGGGCTATCATTGCGCTCATGTATTCCACCGGGTTACGGGTGGGTGAAGTAATTGCTTTAAAGATCGCAAACATTGACAGCAGCCGTATGGTAATCAACATCATCAATGCCAAGGGTGGCAAGGACCGGCAGGTAATGCTTAACCAAAACCTCCTCGATCTGCTACGCAAATATTTTAAGCAATACCAGCCTAAAGAATACCTGTTCAACGGGCAAAACTCGCTGCAATACTCCGAGCGAAGCATCGCGCAGTTTTTAAAACACTATGCCGAAAAGGCTAACTTGAATAAACGCATTTACCCGCACCTGTTACGGCACTGCTCGTTTACCCACCTGGTAGAAGCCGGAACGGATATTAACCTTATCCAGCGCCTTGCCGGGCATCAGAGTGTAAAAACTACAAACCTTTACCTGCAAACATCGCACACGCTTATTTCGCGCATACAATCGCCACTGGCGCAGATTGCTATATAAACTTTTTGAGTAAACTAAACGGGCGAAAGTGCCCAACGATAAGGCAGATTAAACCTATCAATACGCTCCACTGTACAATTTGCAGAACGCTGTACCCGCTGGTTACGTCATTGTTAACCTCCACCGGCACTATCTCAATGTGTTTTATTTTGCCAGGCTGACGGTTGTATGTGAGCAGGCTGGCAAGGCCATCTTTAAACCGGATCTGTATTTCAGTAATGCTATCGGGTGCAAACCGGTAAACGCTGTCTTTCTGGAAGCCTTGCGCCAGACGTTTCTTTAGCCTGCTTATTTCCGCGTTAGCGGCCTTAATCTTTTTTAGGTCCGGTTCTATGGCGCTGGTTAAATGATCGATCTCACGTACCAAGGAATCATTGGCATCACTAACCAGAATAAAGGACTCAAGGTCAATAACTGCCTCCACGGGAAATTCGTTGCTATCACCCGGCACCGGTACCAGAATAGTGCGCTCGCTAAAGATTGTATCGGGGTTAACCTCAGCGCCCAGCAGTCTGGCCTTTTCAATAGCCCGCTCAGCTTTCTTTAGCTGGCGGTTGGCCCGGTTGGTAGTGCCACAGGCAGTAACCGTAAGGATAAGTAAAAGGCTAATCAATCTCATAAATCTGGTATTTCGATGTTGCTGCGCCTGGCAATAAAAACCATTAGCTCGCGGGTAACCCGTGCATGCTCCTGATCGGCCTCGCGGTTTTTTTCCATAGCCTCAAGCATGCGAGCTATGTTGTTGTTAATATCAACATGCTCCTGGTCGTGCAGTATTGCTTTCTGCTGCAGTAGGATAAGGCTTTGTTTATCGGCTTTATAAATGTTGTGTAGTATTTTAGCCGTAACACCAAGCAACGGCACAAGCAGCAGTACACTAATCAGGCCAATCAAAGCCATGATCGTAATACCCATTTCACCCTTTGGCAGCAAGCGCTCCAACATTTCTACCATAGTAAATCAGTATTGTAATAAGTATAAATTGCTGTTGCAGAAATTACCAGCAGGCACCACACCCGCCAGATAAAATGATCCATTGTTGCCCAGCGGATAATGTTATCAATAGTACCCGCGCCCAGGTAGTCAATTGGTTTGCCCCGCCACAGGTTTAGCAGCACCGGAAAAAATAACAGGTGTGTAAATAGCGCACCCGTTCCATAGCAGATAGCCTCGGGGTTGTAGTGATCGCCAAACTGCCACCAAAGCAAAAGAAACGCTGCCAGCCTGATGCCAATAACAGCAACTTTACTTAGTGTGATCAGCCTTTTATCGGGCGTAAGATCGTATCCGATAATATCGATCACAAACCAGTGCCCAACTGATTCGAGGATGATAAACAAATGCCAGAGTATCCAGATCATTTTTAAAAAGCTATGATTAAATCATCTGCCGAATTTGATAGCTTTATCCAAAACCGATTGCTATAGACTGTTATAAAATAACCATCGCCTGCCGCCATAGCGGGTGCGTTTGTCATGGTGCTGCCATAACAGTTTACCTGCACCGTGCCCACGTTGGTAGAGGGGCACTTAATGTAAATTAATATCTGGTTGCTTTGGTTACCAGGCAAATCCACATACTGAACTGTTGTTGTGGCTGGCGAAATAAAGGATGGATTTTCGGCTACGGTTACCTGCCCCACGGCCGCTACCGATACAAATAAGAGAATTGCAAGAAGTAAGTTTTTCATATTCGTTGTTAGTTTGTTGGTTTTAATCTGGTGTTCTGTATCCTCTTCCACGCATATGGTGGTAAACATTCGTTAAGAGACCATGCCCGTTAAAATCTGTTGGTGTAAAATTGCTGAAGGTAGGCGTTGGTATTGTTCCTGATGCTACAAATGTATTTCCACCACCATCCGTCAGTGTTCCTGTAGGGCTTCCGCCCCGGCTATCCTGAAATAAAGAAGTTGGTCCTTCAATTCTGCAATTGGTTATTGTGATGTTGACATTCGGATCAAGCACATCAAATAGAGCGCCCGTCCAGGTTGTCGCCACAAAATCACTGTTGCTGATCGTTACCGTAGTAACAATCGGGTCAACCATCAACCTGTCGGTGGATGCATAGTTGCCGTAGTAAGATATAAACTGGTTGGCAGCGTTACTGGTCCACTGTACGTAGTTATTGTCAAAGGTGAGGTTGTGGGTAGAGAATCGTAACCCTTGCGGTGCATTATAGAAAATGCAATCCGTTACACTTCCATAACTATTCTGTACTTGCAGGCTTGCATTCTGTGAGGCGGTGTTGTCCGTTCCTGAAAGAACAAACGTGCTCTTAGTAAGCGTGAAGTTTACTGCATTCTGTATCTGTATGCCATCCCACTCACAGTCATATCCAAGCAGGTGCGATAAATCTAAATCCTGATGGATTGCATACGTGCTGGTAGTGGTAGCTCCATAGTAAAAATGCTCTTTGTTGCCATCTACATTAAACGAGCGTACAAACGAAGCTGGTAACGCCTGATAGTTATTTGCCGATGTTGGTGCAGTAGTGGAATTGCCACCAGACAAAGTTCCTGCTGAGTTGGCGAAGATCGCGTACCCTCTTGAGTTATTAACAAGATTTTGAACAATAGCATTTGGCCCTGTTGCATAGGCGCTCATCTGGATTGCCGATGTAGCAACCGATGGGTCTTCTATAAAGTATAAGGGAGCTGTGGCTGATAAACCATAAATCCCGAAGTAAGTAGAGTTAGTCCCTTCCCTGGTAAACAGGTGATTGGCAACGCTGCCTATCCTCGTGGATGAGTTTAAATTTATTATTCTCTGATACGCACCTGCTGTACCAACAAATGAGAAAGCATGAAACTCGTCCCAGTCAGCACCCGACAAATATTTGTTTTGCGTTGTTCCTCCTGTTGAGTTCAGGATGTTACCGGGAGCTGACCATGTGATCGTTGCCGATGTACCGTCACTCGGTGCATCGGGTATGTCCGTATAGGTAAAATTATATCCCGATTGTTGAAGGAACGCTCTCTTCTTGATGTCCTGCCCGAAGGCAAGTGCAGGAAGAAGAAGAAAGTATAAGATTAGTTTTTTAATTATGATTTTTTAATCAGTTTAACAAACCCGTTACCCTTCCAGTTACCACTTGATCCTGTTGATGAGATAGTCAGAGAAATATTCCCGCTTGAATCTGAAGTGCTCACCGTAAAGGTGTCTCCGGTATTGTTGTTAGTCACAAGCTGATTATCACCAGCCTTAGCTAATGTTCCACTTGCTTTTGTCCAGGTAGTATAGAAAATACCACCTGCGCCCGTATTGGTATCAGCATCTTTTACAGTCCACAGCACCTCAATAGTTACACTTTCACCGTCAGAAATTTCCGTACTTGCAAATATTGTTTCGCTGAATGATGTGCCCGATGATGTACCAGTAAGACCACGCTCATTATATGAGCCTGCATTAAAGTGTCCATTTTCTTTAAAATTAAAAACCTCAGTATTACTTGAAGTGGCCAAACGTAAAACGTTATTTGTAACGGCCCCGCCCTTTCCGCGAATATCAAATTTAGTATTGGATGTTATGCTTGTTGATCCTATAAGAACATCACCACTCGTAGCTCTAAAAGCCAGATGTGTTGTAGGATTACTTGATGGATTATAGTCAATACCCATCAAAGACCCAGTAACACTGGTAACTGTAGGATCAATTAATAAAGACGTAATAACGCCACTTGCTGTACTCGTTTGGTTAAATGTTTCTCTTACTCTAAATGTTGTTTCTGTAGCTGTTCCCGATGAAGGGCTAAAAGTACCACCAAGAACCTGTGCGCGGCCCCTTGCGCCTGAGGTAGATGAAATAGTTGCACTGGATCTAATATTATGGGCATACCCTCCATCGTCAGGAGTCCTGTTGTGCGATATTAAATATTGATTTGCGCTACTTGAGTTAGTTGAGAAGGCCGTATTGGTAAATGCCCACGCTGTTGCCGAGTGGGTTACTGTGGCATCAGTTCTTACCGAAAAAAGAGTTGACCCCGCATTATCTAAAGTTTGTAGTGCATTATAAGAAGCGCTATTAGTTCCGCCACCTACTAAAATCATTGAGGTGCCGGGCACAGTGGTTGATCCTTTTACATAAAGAGCAATTGGATTAACACCCGTAAATCCACCTGTTGCAAAGGTTGGTACAATGTAAGTACCGTAAAGCACCTGGTTATTGGCCCCGGCAGTTAATGTAGGCATGTAACGATCTGCGTAAAAACTATTTCCTACTGTACCACTCCCCGTAATACTTCCTGAGTATATCCGATGGGCATCGCCATCTGTAGTACCTGTCCAGGTTCCGGTATATGTTAAATAGTTTGGTGAGTTTGCTGTAAAAGTATTTGCAGCCGTAGCTGTGCCTCCACTTGCCAAAGACCAGAAAGGTACTGTTCCCGTTGTAGCGCTTAATAAGTTTGTCCAAGAGGGAGTACTCATCCAGGTGTTAACTCCTGTTCCACCATTCCAGCTAACCGCAAGTGTGCCGGAAGATGTAACAGGTGAACCTGAAACCGAAAGGAATGATGGAACCGTCATGCCTACGCTCGTAACTGTTCCACCGCCACCACCACCACCAAGAGCCACCGTGCCACCATTTATGTAAGCCTTTAGCTCGTTAGATGTTGAATTGTACCATAACTTTCCGTTGCTTAAAGAAGATGGATCGGATGCTACTGACCCAACATCTAATCCAGCATTAGTAGCTGTTGGCGTAAAGGTTGTTAGGCCAACAATTGTATTGTTCAGTATGCTCGGCAATGTACCGCTGTCCCATGTATTATTAAAGAATAACGGATTTGATCCGGTTACTGTAAACGTGGGCGTTTGGTAAAACCTGTTATTTGTAAATTGAAGTTGGGTGTTACTGGTTGATGTTATAGATGTAGTTGAAATATCGCACCCAAGAAATTTGATTCTCGTACTATTGACAATAGTTATAGGGTTTGAATAAATCATGCAATCCGAAAACAAGTAACCAAACCCAACCCCGTTAATATTTATTGCTGTGGTGTTGTGATTAAGCTTAGAACCATCCATTACACAGTGCGCATCATTAGCCCCACCTACAACCTGGAAGCCTGTAGTATTGTCGTTTATGTTACAAGCTGAAAAAGAATTATTGCCAGCCGCACCCATATAGATACCTACCGTGTTGGCGGTCATGGTGCTGTTAACAACATTGTTATACTCCATTTGTGTATCCCAATGAATACCGTACCGGTTGCTTGTAAATGTTGAATTAGTAACATAGAACCCGCCCCGATGTGAAGAACTTCCGGCACCCATTACATTCTTTCCATACAACCCAGAGCCACCAAAGTCATAGAATCGGCAATTAATTACCGAGTTTCCATATCTATGAAGTGTTATTGTTGAATTACCCTCGGCTGAGATACCTACCTGCGATGTTCCGGTATCATTACCTAAGAAAGTAAGGTTTTCAAAAGTGGTGTTGATTGAGTCTATTTCAAAAAGATGAATGTTGGATGTAGTCTTGATAATTGATAAACTGCCTGAGCCCTTTAAGTGTGCGTTTACCGGAACGGTTACACTTGTGGATACTAAGTAAGTTTTATTACCAAAATATACGGTCTTCCCGGAGTTAACTGCGCTTTGAATAGCGCTTGCATCATTAGTTACACCATCGCCAACAGCTCCGTAATCCTCCGGTGTTACATAGCCATGATCACCCCATCCATAAGCTGTATTCCAGTTTGCTGAGTTATTGGTTATAGAAGTGCCCCATGCCGAGCCGGTGCTTAGTGGTATGCCTGCCCCCGGGTAAACCATTGAGCCGCCACTGAGACTACCAACGGTTACCTTTTTAAGATTATCGCTATCCGATACATCGCTTATAAGTACATAATCGCCCGATGCAGGGGTTACTGCAGTACGGTTTGTAATGGCCGATTTTGCCAGCGTGGTTGCAAACGAACCAGTGCCGCTGCCGGTTAGTTCGCCTGTTAGGGTTATCGTCTGGTCGCCTGTGTTGCTACCGCTTAACGTTAGCCCGCTGTCTTTTATAAGTTTGCCGGTGGTGCCATCAAAAAAAGCAACGCGGTTGTTTACTGCGCTGGCCGGACCAACTACATACGTGCTTAAAGATGGTATATCCGAAGTAAGCGCAATGGTGCCCGAAGCATTTGGCCAGGTAAGCGTGCGGGTTGTGGCCGTGGTTATGCCGCTTAACTCAAACTTGCCTATTTTAGTAAGGTCGCTGTTATCATATAAACTAAAATTATTATCGCGCCAGCTTGCCGTGCCTGTCCATGTTACGTTATCGCTGGGTGATATACCGCCTCCACCTCCACCACTGCCACCGGTAAGATCGCTCCATGCACCATTTTGATACACGCGAAATTTATTGCTTTGGGCGTTGTAATAAATAACACCATAGCCGGTAGGCGTTGCCACCGTAGTGCTATCGGTAACACGGCTACGCACGGCAGCCGCATTGATAGAACCGCTTTGAGCGCTCGCAAAAAATGGCGCGAGCAGGAGTAAACTAAAAAGTATGCGTTTCATTTATTGATTATTTGATTTCCACTTTTTCCATGCAACAATTACAAGCTCTGGCAAAAAGCCAGCGCCCAAGTAATATAAATCTTTCCATTGCGGATTTTCGGCATCGATAATGCCAATGCTCAATTGGTTGTAGCCCAGGTATAAAACAATGGGCACACAGACCAGCGAGGCCAGCCAGTTATCCCACGATTTAAGAATGTAGGCTTTAAGATTAAAAGCAATGCCGTTATCATCTTCTTTGTCTTTCGCAATTCGAAACATGATAATATTAAAGGCAAGCCAACCGAAGAAGGCTGCAAAAAAAGGATCGATAAAAAGGTTTTTCATTTTTTGTTTTAGTTTAGCTGTATGGGTAAGGTGTTATGTCCATATACCAGTCGGTTCCGTCAAACTCGCACACGCCTTTATACTTTCCGGTTTCGAGCGGGGTAAATATTTTGGTGCTGCTGTTCCACCGCGTATCACTCATTTTAAAGTTTGAGGGAAAGGTTTGTGCGTGTAACCCAGAGAACTCAATAAGGAAAGTAAACTTGTAGGCATAGTCCGCATTCGAAAGAGTCCAGGTGTAGGTTGTGGCAATGGCCGAAATAATAAAATTCCAGTGCGTGTTACGGTTGCTGAATTGAAATACCGGGCTTATCGTTGGGTCAATGCTTACAATATCCAGCCGCAGGTTATTGTGAAAGCTGTCTTTAATATCTTCGGCCAGGGTGCGGTGCCTTAACGGAGTTATAGCACTAGCCCCCTGCCCATCGCGGTAAAGGCCCGTGGTGGCATCGTTGTATTTTGTGTTAAAGGCTACATCGCTTAACTCGGCCATTTTATTTGTTAATTAAAGTCTGTACTAAAATCAATACTATGTACCCTTGTTTCAACCGGTGGCTCAATGTCGCCAGGGGTGCCACCCGGGTTGGTGCTTTCGTCTAATGGATCGCCACCGGCCAAAGTTTCAATGGCCTCAAACTCTGCCGCCTGTGTGCGCAGCATCTGGGTAAGGCTCATAAACTGATACACTTTACCCGTGCGCACTTCATGCAGGGTGTTCCAGAATGTTGGCATTACATCGGGGCATTGTAACTGGCCGGTTAACTTCCACCGGATATCCTGATATTGGCCACGAATCATTTTGCCAAGCAACTGCGTGATGGTATAATTTTCTGTGACACCCCTGCGCTGCCAGCCCCCGGTAATTGGTGTTCCTGCGGCATCGCTCAGGTAGGCGGTGCTTATGTATTTGTAGTTATCGTCAACAACGGTAGTATCAAGATCTCCATGTACTAAGGTTTTTGATAAGGTTTGCTTTATGGCTTCGTTGGGTACTTCGGTTACCTCTATGGTTTCGATGGGTGCCTCGTAATTGGGCAGGTACTCCATCTTTACGTTATCAATCAGAATATTTTGTAACCAGTTTTTATCAGTTGCTGTAATCTCTACCGATTGTTTCAGCTTCCACACGTAAGCCCTGCGGTATGGCGAAGCGGTACTGAATGTAGTGGGTCGGATTACATCGGGCACACTTTCGGCATCGCTGCTGCGCTCAAGCTCATAGAAGTGGATTATATCGTTACCATCTACAACCTCAAGTACTTTTCGTTTTTTGTTAAAGTAAACGGTATCGGCAGTATCTACCTGGTCAACCAGCTCGGCACGAAGGGCCGCAAAATCTACATAGTCGTAAATCGGGTTGCTGCTTACGCGGAGTTCTAATTCGATAGGACCATCGCTGCTGATGCCATTAAGGCTTGTAAAGTAAATCGGGAACTCGAAAGAAATTGTTTTCCACGTAAGTGATTCAGTTATGTAAACGCGGTTGTATTCGTCATCAATCAGGTTATCGGTATTGTCGGTAATGTTTCTGCGGTTGGTAGTGCTGTACAAGCGTGGCTGCACATACAGGCCACCGTTAAGGATTACTTTATAATCGAGATAGATTTCGGCATTGGTAAACAGGGGCCGGGTAAACACATCGAAGCTAACCCGTATAGATTGCTCAGTGCCCACGCCCGGGTAATTGTATTGCACCGGCTGGGCAGCAACTTTAAAAATATTGTTATATAAATCACAGGCTGTAAAATCTAAGAACAGTGCAAACTTGCTATCGCCACGGGGTTCTGTAAGTTTTTCGAGGCCGAAAGTACCGGCACCGCCAAAGGTTTGATCCTCCACCTGCCACCCTAAAAGCTGGCCGTTTTCAAGATCCTCCTCCTCGAAGTTTCCATAAGCCAACAGGTTATTTACTTTCTCGATGTTAAGATCGTAAGTGAGTTTTATAGTGCCATAGGTTTGCGGAATGTTCATCATGCCGCTTTGATCTTTGAAGATTACCCGGGGGCTGGCTGCCACACTTCGCCTTAGCATAATGCGCGGAGCTTCGTTGCCTCCACTTATTACGCCATAGTTATAATCGCGCTTGCGGTGGGCCACGCTACTGGCGCTTTTCTCGCTTATCAAATCTATGTTCCACCGGCCATTGCTTTGGTAGATGCGGGTGCCCATGAAATCCATGAGATAGCCGAGTACATCGCGGCAGCTTTTTACGGTGCCATCATCGTTAAGATAATTTTTAGGGTCTATGTTGGTTTGCTCTAACGTGCTATCGTCAGTGCCGTAAAGCTGGCCGCTTGGGTAAAGGTTTACATTCTCCCAATAGTTAAGAATTATATTAGTTTTATTGAGGATGTAGTTTAAGGCATTGAAGATGGGTATGCGCCCGGTTAGATAGTTTTCGTTATCATCGGTAAACTCATAATCTTTTAAGTCGGCAAGGCCATCGGTAAACAAAAGACTTACCTGATAGTTTTCTTTAAGCACGTAGGGCTCGCTGTAAAGCATGGGGGTAAGGTACCCGGCATGGTACAGGTTATAGGTGCTGCCATCGTGCAGGTATAGCTTGGCGCGGAAACGTCTTTCATCGAAGGTATAGAAGTCAATAAAATCCTGATCGGTTTCACTTACCAGGTCTACTTCAATCTGGCTGGCAATTACGTTATCGCTAAAAATATCTTCGCTGCTTTCGCCACGATGGCTAACCCGAACCGGGTCGGTGCCCATGCCTTTTACTTCGGTAACTGAACCGGTAAACTCACTATCTTCAATATTGAGCCGGTATTTACGGTTGGCGCCTGAGCTTGCAAGATCGTGGAAGTCTAAACGGAAGCGGATGCCGTAGGTACGCTCGGCCCCTACGGTAATGTTTAACGTAGCGCGGCAGGTTGTGCTGTTGCGGGCATATACGGTATAATTGCCAGGCACAAGGTTATTAAAGAAGCCACTTAACTGGCCACCGGGATAAACAAAATCGCTGCCCAGGTTATAGCGCACGGCATAGGTTGACGATGGATCAAGGGCACTTACAAAAATGCTACCGTTGGCAATGCCGGGTTCGCTTGCGGCAATGGCAAAGCAGCCGGGCGCATAAAAACCAAGCTGGCAAACGATGGGTATTACCCCGCCACCACCTCCGCCACCACTACCGCCCGCAATACGAACGGCAAAAGCATAGTTAGGATAGTTTTGAGCGCGAACGCTCCATGTTTCGGCACCGTCTACATGCTGATAAAGTTCGTAGCCGGCAGGGCGCGGGTCGCTGCTACAGCCGGTAAAGTTTACGGTGCTACCCACGATGGCGTGGGTAACATCGTTATATTGAACCGTTACGTTATTGCCGGTAAGCGCATTGCAATAGGTAAGGTTAACAATGGCCATGAGTAATATCGTTTTTAAACTGAACATTCATTTAGGCCCGGGTTCTTGAATCTATCCGATCTTGTTTTACCATTTGTGCTTTAAGTACTTTGCCGGCATCGCCTGTAAAGGCAAGGTCTAATACAATGCGTTCGCCTAATGCAGTTCTGCGGAAGCCATCGCCACCGCTGCGGCCACCTACACCACCACCTGCTGCAACTCCGCCACCGCCTCCACCTTTACCAATTTTGCGAAGCAGGGCGCTTGCTGTTGCTACAGCTGTGCCTATTACTGCCAGCTTTGCGAAAAAGTTAAAGTCGGTGGCTTTATCCTGTATTGCTTTTTGAATAAGTTGGGCCATAATCATTTTACCGATGGACTCAACTACCACCGATGACATGGCTGCAATTGCCTGGCCTACACTTTGCGAACCTCCGGCAATGGTGCCTACCATTTCGCTAAAGGCCATCGTATTTGAAATCAATGCATCTCTTTGCGCGTTAAAGGATTCTGTTACTTCGTTGTTTCTTGATTGCAGCCCGCCCAGAGCGGCATCCATTTCGGCAAAGCCTTCGGTATTTGATGTGAACTTAAACCCTGAAAGTTTATCGGCTATTGAACCTCCTCCACCTGCGGCCATTCTTGCCTCTATCTGTTTTCGATATGAGGCACTTAAATTTTCTACCGCTTTTGCCTGGGCAACTACTTCGGTAGTAGTAACCTTTGCACTTTCAGCAGCAAGGCGCTGCATTTCTGTCCATATTTCTAAAACGTTTACATTGTCGCCAGCTACGTTCATCAGCGCTTCGTAATCTAAGCCGAGATCGCGCAGTAATACGCTGGCAGTATCTGTAATTTCGTTTTGTTTTTTAGTTGCTGCAGCGGCTTTAATAGCGGCTTCTGCATAATCGTTGGCGATAACCGATGCGGCTGCACCTGGTCCACCAACAAAATAGGCAAGTTTTTCGAAGAAGGTACTATTTTTTGAAGCGGCTAAATCAAGAGATTGAGTTAGTTTATCAATCATTGCACCGAGCAACCCTGTACCATTGGCGGCATCGCCTAAAGCAACTTTGGCGTTTATCCAGCTTGCGTTTAAACGCTCCATTTTGGTAGATGCGTTTTCGCTCATCTCGCCCATTTTACCAAGCTCGCGGGCGGCTATATTGCCAACAGCCTCGGCATAGTCGGGTGTAAGTTTTAATTCTTCGTTGATCTGCGTAATGCTTATGCCCAGGTTATCGAGTATAAGTGCAGACTTGCGCCCGATACCGGTAACTATAGAATCGGCCAGGTAATCGACCGACTGGCCGGTTTGCTTTGCGCGAACGGCTGCAAACTGTAAAAGATCGGGCAGGGCTTTAAGTGAGATACCAAAGTTTGCAGCCATTACGCTGCGCTTCATTAAATCAAGCTCGCTAACGGTGCCCGCTGTGGCCTCTTTTAAATCGCGCATGAGCATGATGGCGTTTGGCAGCTTTTCGAAGGCAGCCCGTACACCTTCGGCCTCGCCTGCCAGTTTGCTTACGTCCATCACAAAGCCGGCTATCTCGCTGGCAGCAAAACCTGCGGCCATCATGCCACCAATACCCCGCACCTGGTTGGCAAAACCGGTAAGGGTACTGTTGGCTTTTTGTACTGCGCTTTGTAGTTGCGAGGTATCGCCCGAGAACTTGATAATGAATTTATTATCAGCCATCCCTTAGTTTTTTATTTTTTGAATCTTTGCCATCAGTGCTTTTTCTTCGGGTGTCTGTTCTCTGATTGTTACAAATTTTACTTTACCACTTTCTATCTGCTTTTGCAGGCGTATGTTGTCAATCTCCAACGGGAACAGTTCTTCTGGTTTGCCGGCCTTATGGTTGCCCATGTAGTAGGCCATTAACCTGGTACGCTCCCACGGATTATGCACATTTACCTCGCGCCAAACTTCAAAGGCATCCATCAACTGGCGCAGCGTGTAGCGGGCAAGCTCCCACGGTTTTAACTGCAGGTAGCCCAGCCCTATTCTATCAAACTGTTGCCAGGTGAAAGCGGGTAGTTTTGACTTTCGTTTAAGTCGCTGGCCTCGCTTTTTTTTTCTACCTGTGGCATTGACTGCACTAAGAAGTCGAGCATTTCGGCTACGGCTTCGGGCCGATCCTGCAACCAATCGCCCACCTGGAATAAGGTGAACTTGGGTGCTGGCTCGTTGCCTTTTTGCGAATCGTAGAGCCCCCACTTTAACCCTGCATAAGCGAGGGCTCGGTAGCTTTCGGCAGTTTCGAACCAATCTTTACGGCCACTTAATAACTTAATGCCGCAGATTTTTTCGAACTCGATTAAGGCATTGCGCCCAAAGTTTACCGGGCGCGGTTTGCCTCCTATTTCAATGAGCTTATTAACCATACACCTACGCTACCGTTCCTTGTGTTACTGCTCCGGTTACTTTACCTGAGAATGAGAACTTGATTGCATCTTCGGTGCCGCCATCGATGCTATACTTATCGTAATACCCGGTAAAGGTGTATTTGATGGACCCGCTAACGGCATCGCTGCACTCGCCAGTAACCAACGTACCTGCGGCCAGTGCTGTAAAAATGTCGTCTGGTGTTACGCCACCATCCAGAAAGTCTACAATGCCGCTGCCGCTAAAGCTCGCGCCTTTTAGACCGGGCAGAAATTCTTCCCAGCCTGCGCTGTCTTTGGTGGTAACGTCAATGAGTTTATTATTTACCTCAAAGCTGAGGTCGCTCAGGTTATCGATAGCGACTGTGCTAATGAGTAGTTTCCATTTACTTGAATTTTGCTTTGCCATAATTTTAGATGGTTGCTTGTGTTACTACGCCTGTTACTTTTCCGGAGAAACTAAACTTGATGGCATCTTCGGTGCCGCCATCGATGCTATACTTATCGTAATAGCCGCTAAACGTGTAGCTGCTTGAGCCGGTGGTGGCATCGCTGCATACAATAGAAAGAGAAGTGCCTGCGGCCAGGGCTGCAAAAATTTCGTTTGGTGTTACACCGGTATCGGCAAAGTCTACAATGCCGCTGCCGCTAAAGCTCGCGCCTTTAAGGCCGGGTAAAAATTCTTCCCAGCCGCCACTGTCTTTAGTGGTAACGTCAATGAGTTTATTATTCACCTCAAAGCTGAGGTCGTTAAGGTTATCAATGGCTGTGCCACCAATCAGTGCTTTCCATTTGGTTGAATTTTGCTTTGCCATGTTATTTCTTGGTTTTCAATTTCTTTACTGTTACTGCGCTTACTGCTTCGATAATGGCGTTTGCATCGTAATACTTTGCCATGTTCATGGTTACTAAATGTGCTGCCACTTCATCGCTTACAATGTGGCTTGAGTGGGCCGTCCAGGCTTTACCGTTTGGGCCTTCAATGTCTTTAAGCAGGGTAATTTCGCGGGCCATAATTTTATGCTCTAACTATTACTTTATAGTGTTGCTCTTTTACGTGTTGTATGCCATCTTCAATTTCTTCGGCATCGCTAAACTGGGTTACAAAACCAATGCTTTCTACTACTACAGTCTGGTAGGTGCCTGCGGCAACTACCCGATCAAGTGCGGCCCGGGCATCGGTTGCCATTTGTGCTACTTTCAATCGGCCTGCAGCAAAGTGCCGTACTTCTACATATCCAAAATCAAAATGACCGTTGTCATCTTTCGTATCGTTAGGGTCCACCGAGCTTTCGCGCAGAATGGTGTAGGGTAATGTTGCCGCTTGCGGGGCTACATCATAATACACGCGGGCATCGGCTGCCGTGGTGCCTACATGAGCGCGAAACGTTGCGTTATTGCAGAGTATGTAGTTGATTGCTAACTCGGCATTCATATCAACACGTTTCTGTTTTTAGCCTTTATCTTTAGCAGCTTCAATTGCACTGCCTTGTTCATGGCGGCATTACGTTGGCTGCCACTTACATCAAAGCCGCGCAGTACTGCATTCTCCAACTGGTTTTTTACTTTGCCCCGGCTTTTGCCATTGCTAACACGAGGTTTTTGTTTAAAACCTTCGGTCATGTGTTGTGCGATAACCGCCACCTTCTGATTGCCGATAGTTTCTTTAAAAGCCGGACCAATCAACACGTAGGGTTTATTCTTCGGCAGCTTTACGCGGCTGGTAACAAGATCCTTTTTAAGTTTCTTGGCTACTTCGCCTTTGAAGGGCACCATTCGCTTGGCGGCTTTGGTAACCTCGCGGCCACCGGCCCGGATTATCTGGCCTATTTCGCGGTCGGTAATCTCGTGCTGCACATCGGCAAAGAATTTCTTTATGCCGGCCATGCCTTCGAGTTTTATTTCTACGCTTTTAGCCATTGTCTTTATACTCTGCGGTTATCAATACACTGTTACCTCGCCCTTCTTTTTGTAAACCCCGTACTTTGTAGCGTTTGATGTCGGATGGGCTTGAGATGCTAAATACATCAAACTCCCACTCGTATGTAATTGAAAAACGCCTGTCGCGGATTCTAAAATCCTCTACGGTGCTACCTACCTGCTGCTGCGCCTGAATGCGTTCGTTGCTACTTCTAAAAATGCGCTCGGCCCGAGTTGCGCCTTGCGAAACCAGCGTAGCCACTACATCACCAATTGCATCTTTTGCCTTTGTAGGGGCATAGAATGTTATGATGTGGTCAAAGTTTGCGGCTGTAACTGGTCTTTGCATCATTAAATTCAAAGAACAAACTCGTGTGTACTTTATGCTCTGTCATCAGATCGTCAAGTCTTTTACTTACCTGGTAAACCGGCAAAGCCTGATCGTTGCCGCGCCAGTTATAATAATCGGCTACCATTACCTGAATGATTTGTTTAAACCTTGCAGGTACTGCCAGCCGTTGTGCTGCAGCATTATCGCCATCTACGCCATAGCCGGATACATATTCTATGTTTACAGCATCGGGGCGGTCGTAGATGTCGGGTAATGAACCAAACAATTCTATAAACCCGGGCGTATCATAATTATGCACCCGATACAATGAGTTTGAAAGCGTTTGCTCGGCATTGTTTACATCATAATACTTTACAGATACAACTTTAAGCAAAGGCGCTATTGGTAATTCTAAAATGTAGTCGGTTGAATAATACCAATCGTCCATACGCAGGTTATAAGTAGCCTGCATAAGCGATCGGCCTGTGCGTTGCTCAAAATAATCGGAAGCTGCTGCAACAAACGATTCGATTAACGTATCGTCTGCTGTAAAAGCAGTATCTATATTCAGGTTGGGCTTTACATCAGCCGCCACGAATAAAGGACTACCGGCAGTTTTGAGTTTGTTGGCTATCATTCTACAATTGTGCAATCGCCAGCGTTACTCAACTGCTCTGCAAACTCGGCAGGAAGCTCGGCTTCTTTGCCTTCTTTAATGCTACCGTAAAGTGTGGTGTTGATGTTGCGCAACGCCTTAATTTTTACGATTGCTTTCTTTTCTTTCTCTTCGGGTTTCTTTGCCATATTTATTTACCACACCCCAGCCATCCGCCAGTTGGCGGATGGTGGAATGCAGGTTTTTTAGTTTGACCTAGTTACTTACTCAGGTATTAAACCTGTGTCATTTTCTTGATCGCGGCAGTGTTTGCATAGCGACCATCGGCACGTAAGAACAGCAACCATGCAGTTTGATCAGCATCGGCAAAGCGCTCGTCTAATCTCTTGATGGCGTAGTTACCTACCAGGCGCACGAAGTATTTCTTCATATCGCCAAACAACATGGTAATGTTGGTGGTAGCAAGGGTAGAAGCCATATCCTGATTGATCAGATACTTAAATCCATCAATTGTATCAGGCGCACCAACTGAATAACCAGGCTGCCATACCGGGCGGCTGTCGTTAGTTGCCGAGCCGATAGTCAACTTCTTTAAGTAAAGAAGAATGTTATCGTGGAACATGAAGCGGGCCGATGGGCTCATTCTGTAAGAAGGATCTACCGAGTGCAGAAGATCCAGTATTTCGGGGAATGTGATTGCTGCAGATGCGGCAGTTGTTTTACCAGCTGTTGCACCGATAACAATACCTTGTGGCTTGCTTGAGTTATCGCCAGTTGTAAACTGCGTGTTTACGATACGGGCAATGCGGGTAGCCAGTGCGTTTGCAATGTAGCTTTCAAGATCAACGCCAGTATCGTTTAACAATTCGTTCGATACTTTCATTGGCTTGCTTGAGTACTTGTAAGCCTTCATGGTTACCTGACCGAATGTTAAATCGGCAGCGTTTGCAAAAGCATCACCGTTTTCAGCCAAAAGTTCGCCCACTGTGGCGGTATCGTCATTGGTAGGGAAAGGCAGATCGTTACCGGTTGTGGTACGCAACACTTCGAAAATGTTTTCAGCTTCGGCACCAAACTGGGCTGTCATTTCTGAAAAGAACGGAGAAATGTATTTCAGCTTTGCATCAATTTTTGCAAGGAAGCCGTGCGGAATTGTGAAACCACCGGCAGTAGTTGTGCCTGCAGACTGAGCGCGTTGCAACGATGCTCTTTCGGATTCGGTAAGCTCACCATTGGCAATAAGTTTTACAAATGCCTGGTTCTCGCGCTTCATTTCTTTGTAAACTTCTTTTTCCTCGGTGCTAAGTGCATCGGGCTTTTCCATTCCTTTTGTAAAAATGGCTTTGCGCTCGTAGGCCGAAAGGTTTACAACTTCCTTTTCGCCACCTCTAACGCCTTCTAGTTCTTTCACTTTTTCAACAGCCTCCAATTCGTTGGCGCGTTGCAAAATGGTAAACTCCTGACGGGCTTTTTCGTAATCCTTATCCCACTGCTCGAATTGCTTTTGCTCATCGGCATTTAACTCGATGCCCTCTTTGAGTTTTCGGGCAACGTCCTGCATTTGTGAATGGGCTTTGCCCATCTTGTCGCGTAAATCCTTTTCTTTGGTGTTCATTTTTTTAGTGTTTTAATTTCGTTTTCGATTACTTTTAACCGGGCTTCGTAAAACGAGAGCCGATTTTCTTTTTTAGGAGTCTTGAGGGCTTCAATCTGCTTTTCGAGATCGTTGATCTTTTGTAGCATAGGATTATTCTGCGACTCGCTTTTAAATTTTGCTGCCTGATCTGCGCCAATTGGCACAAGGGATAGTTCGTGTTCGCTCCACCAGGTGCGCACCACCAATGGGTAACTATCTGTAAAATCATTTTTGTAAAGTGCGCCATCAATTACTACGCTGGCCCCTTTGGGTATCTCGACCGAAAACTCGCGGTCGGTCATGTAGCCAATGGAAACCGAATCGATATGACCCTCGGCAATTTTTTGCCTGATAACCGGCTCGGTAGCGCTTACAATTGTTTTGCACATGAGGTTAGGACCATCGATAGTAAAATCAGTGGCGCTGCCTTTTACTTTTTCTACTGAGCTGCGATTGTGCGAATCCAGCAATGGAACTTTACCAGCTGGCGGTGCCTCGCGGTATTTCATGGGCAAAATTTCGCGGATAACTTCCCAGCGTTCCCAATCAACTACAAGGGCCGGAGCCTCGGTGGTTGCAATGGTATCAATGCCTTTGTCGAAGTCGGCTTCTTTAGCACCGATGGCAACAGCCCGCGAACACATGCCACCCCAGTTATTAGGGTTTTTTTGTTCTATGCCTTCAACTTTAAATTCTCTTTTCATTCTAATATTTTTAAAGCCTCGTCTGTTTTTCCGTTCAAAAGCGCTTTTAGCTTTTCCTTTTGTTCGTTGGTAACTGGTCTTTTTGATACTGCTATCTGATCGATAAGATCGAGCGGGGCGCTGCCCTGGTTAATGAATAGGCGGTCGCTGCCTTCAACAAACTCGCGGTTTTCCATTTCGCGGCCTTCGCTTGGCATAAGCAATGCAGCATGCACTTGTGTTGCCATTGCATTGGCGCGGGTGGTAAGATCGGCCCGTACGTAGGCATTCATGTTAAACTCGCAGTAGTAACCGCGCTTTTCTTCTATGGGTAACTGAAATAGTTTGTAGGTATATTCGGCTTCGAACTTTACCAGTATAGGTGCAATGGTATCTTGCAAAAATTCTATTGCCAGGTGTTCGATGTTTGAAAACGTGGCCCGTTCCAGATCAAAAAGTTTGTGCGGGGGCACCCCTAACCACCGTGCAATGGTGGTAACTGAAAAATTACCGGATTGTAAAAATTCAACTTCTTCGGGCTTAAAGCTCATGGGTGTGTAATCGATGCCGAAGGGCAGCATTACATCTTTGCCTTTGCGCTTAATTTTATCCCACGCATCTTGTGCTTTTACTCTATCATCATCTTTGATGGGTGTTTTTGGGGTAAGGATAGCGGGTGGCCGTGCGCCTGAGTTGTAAACCTCAGAGCCATAGTCGCGCCTGCTCATCTCTAACCCTAAATCTTCTTTTGCATAAGCGATGGTGCCTTTGCCAACAATGCCATCGCCCAGGTGGGGCACATGGATAATTTCGCTTGATCTGTAAACTTTGCTATCGCCCTGAATTTTGTAATAGACTTCGTTTACATCTTCGTAAACGGTTACCTTATCGGGGTTAAGCATCTGCAGCTCGATAGCCTGCCCTAATTCGTTGCGGATAATTTTTGCGTAGTGGTTGCCGCGCATGTGCAGGTGATTGACTGCGCGATCAATCCATATCTTCCACGAAAGTTTTGCGTTGGGGCGCTTGGTAATTTTTACCGCTGGCAGTTCGGTGCTTTGAACTTCGACACGGCCTTTAGTTGACTTTTTATAAATCTTAAAAGGAATGGAAGATGCTGCGCCACCAAGTACCTGGATTCCGCGCCAAATAGCTGAGACAGTAAGAGCGTTATCAACATTGACAACCTTGCCCGACTTTGATGCTGTGCCATTGAAAAGTTCGTCCAGCGTAATGCCGTCAATTTTCTGTTTAGGATCTTCGAGATTAACGGCCCGTTCCCAAACATATTTGTTCCATAACTTTTGAAATGTAGCGGCTATGGTGTGGGTAGTGTTTAATGACTACCGCACAAAATTGAATTGATATGAAGGGTTATTTAAGTAACACTGTTCCGGAACAGTGTTCCGTTTGTTTGCGCTCGTTAATCTTTATGCGTAGCTGGTGTTTGAACATAAGATATGCAAGCCGGTATTTTTTTACATCGCGCCAGTACTGCCGCGAGACTACTATGAGTGGTGTGCCCTGGTAATTGATGATAACTTTGTAGGGTGCCCGGGTGAGGGTGAAGTTTGTCACTACCTTTTTTTACGTTTAAGTCTGCGTGAGCGTGAAACCCGGTAGCTGTCGTGATCGCTGTACCTGCGGTGGCCGGTAAGTTGCTGGTGCTGTTGCTCAGTGGCTTCGTATGCTGCTTTGTAGGTTTGATGCCTTGACATATTTTGCTCAAACTGGCGGTCGAAATCTATAGGTAAAGCATTAACGCGAAGGTTTAATTGTTCCATGCTTTTATCGGTTTCTTTTCTTAAATATCGCCTTTTTTTACCCAATTTTCAAGGTTTTATTAGCCTAATTCGGTAAAATTAAAATCAATTTTAGGGCTCATTACCCATGCATTATACCGGGCCATTGCCATCACCAATGCCACCATGCCATCCACCCGTTGCTTGGGGTTGCCTTTGATAATTTTTATGTTCTCGTTTTTATCTATGAGTAGTTCGCTGTTGCGGCAGTTCCATCGCAAAACGGGGTGGGCACCGTGGCGCAGCTTGCCGGTTTTTATTGCTATCTCTAAAAGTTTTGTGGGCGGGCTCATGCCGCGGCCATCACTGGTCCAGATGGCTTGTGAGTATGGTTCGAACTTATCGCTGCCAAATTCATCTACCAGGTTGGCCATCATTTCGCCAGCGAATAGTGCGGGGTCGTAGTAGGTGCCAACTATGTTAAGCTCGGTCATTACTTTGGCTATGTGGTGGCGTATGTCGGGGGTGCTTATGCTATTGCCGGGTGTGGTTAGTAAATATTTTCCTTCGCGCCAGTCGCGGTAGGTGGTGCGATCTTCTTTTTCGCGCTGCTCTAGTGTGAGGTCGGGTATCCAGAAGTGTGGTATTACATCGTGTATGCCGTTGGCATCGGGCTCGCTCAGTAGCACCCAGGCGCTAAAGTCGTAGGTACGGCCACCATCGTAACCGGCAAACCATTTAACCGGGCGGGTGGGGTCGGGTTTTTGTTTTCCGATGGTGCCCATCCATGTTTTGTCATCGATCCAAACTTTGGGGGCATCGGTCCAGATGTTTAGGGATTTGGTTTTAAACTCTACGATTTTACTTTGCCCCTGATTTTTGGCGGCTATGTATTCGGTGCGCAGATCTTCGAGGGTAACGCAGCCGGGTTCATCGAGCGAGGGGTTGGCTTTGTACCAGTTCTTTTCATCTTCCCAATCGTCATCTTCATCCAGAGAGTGGATCATGATAAAAAGGGATTCATCTTCTTTGCTTCCGTTAAGTACATCAATACACATTTTCCGGAAAGCAAAGCAGGGACCGTCTTTACCACCGGTAAACGGTAAGCCAGCTGTTGTTGTAATATCTGTTAAAGGATTTTCGCGCCCCTTCATTGATTTCTCAAGTACATCCAGCAGGTAGTCGCTATCCCAGGCATGGTATTCGTCTATCTTAATCTCGGAAGCATGGCGGCCATCTTCGGTTTTGCTATCTCTACCAATAGAGCGTATGTAACTTATGGGTGATTCTTTGGTGATAACGCGGGTAATATGTTCTTTGTGGATCTTGCACTCAATCATTTTACGAAATGGGTGCGAGATAAGGGCCATGTTGGCGGCATCGTTTACAAGTATGTGCGCCTGGTTCTCTTTGGTAGCTGCACAATATACCTGGGCACCGTTGGGCTCGTCTATAAATATTCGATAGTTGGCACGGATGGCGCTGTCGGTAGTCTTTCCGTTTTTACGGGCTACTTCGTTGTAGCTTCTGCGAAACCTGCGGGCACCATCTTTCTTTTTATACCAGCCGTATAAGTTCCAGTAATGAAATTGCTGGAAGGGGAGAAGGTTTACATTTTGCCCGGCAGCGCGGCCTTTGTAGTGGTGCATCATCGAGGCGAAGTCGATAGAGCGCTGGGCTTCCTCGCGGCTAAAATACCACCCTTTTTTAGTTGCTTGCTTTATGTCGCGGTAGTAACGCTCAACCGCCAGCTTTATCAGCTTGCCGGTTTTGATTTTACCTTTGGCAACGTCCTGCGCATATTTTTCAGCGGGGTGCAATGCCATAAGTAGGGTTAGTAGTAGCCACATTTATCAACTAGCTTTCATTATCACCGATTTACCTTTCTTACGAAGTTGATCGAATTTGTTTTCGGCTTTTGCTTCGGGGGTATCTTCTTTTGATTTGTCGGGTAAATTTATTTTACCACGGCTTAGTGGTGTAAGTCCAAATTGTAAACCGATGGCCGTAGCACGATCAAGTGCTTTATCTGCCAGGCTGCAGAGTGGGTTTGTCTGGTGGCCTATTACTACTGTGCCGGTTTTGTCAAACATTTGTAGTACCACATCATCATCATCAAGTTCTTTTGTAAATCGCCAGTACTTAGCCATCTCATTGCAGTACGTCATTAAGGCTTTACGGTCGTTGCGGGTAAGTAATTTGTGTTCGTGCAAGATTGGCGCAATCTCCTGCCACTCTTTTTTTGCAAGCTCGCTCAGTTCATCCGGTGCCGCTAAGTCATCACTAAAAGCAACTACAGGTAAATGCTTTTTACGTGAATCACGCAGCGTACCCTTAGCCTTTTTCTTTGAATCAACTACCTGCCTCATACTCCCCCCCCTCCCAAAACACTGGCATGCATGAAATTAGAT